AATCTTCTGCTAATTTAGCAAAATAGGATAGTGACTCGTCGTCATCATCAAAGTCTACTTCTTTAGGAGGCGCTTTAACAGGCGCCTTTTCTGCCTTTTGTGTAAATGCAGACTTAGGTGTTTCTTCAATACCTTCTAGATTGATTTCGTCTGCTCTCTTCGTAGCAGATGCACCACCATTCAATCCCATAACCATCTCGAATTTCTTCTTCAATTCGTCATAAGATTTAAAATGTTTCTCATCCAAGAACTGTGTCAAAGAATGTTGCTTGTTCCAAATTGCTTCGATTTCATCGTCGCTTTCTGAGATAGAGCTAATGCCATCGAATTCAGATTTATCGTAATTGCGATAACCTTCGACATTGCGAATCTTCAATTTGAAGTTTGCGCCTTCCCAGAAATCAAACGGGTTGATTGGTTTTTCATCTTCGAACTGAGGTTCAGCAACGTCTTTAATTTTATCAAAGATTTTCTTGCCGAATTTATAAAGGAATACTTTACCTTCGTTCTCAGGATGAGCTGGGTCTTTAACGATTAAAATATTAGTAATGTAACTTAGCTTGCGCTTTTGTTGACGAGCAATTTCTTTATTTGCCTCAGAGCCAGAGTTCCATAGTTCTGTGTTGTATTCAGAAACAGGATCTGCTTTGCCTAAGGTTGTAAGAGAATTCTCGATGTACCACTTGCCGCTTGGGCCTTTGAATCCATGATTCCAAACTCGAACCCAAGGAAGTTCTTCACCCTTAGGAGGTGCAAGGAAACGAATAACAGCGTAGCCGTTACCTGCCTTGTCGACTTCTGGTTGCCAGTAGCGATCATCTGCGCCACGTGATTCGGATTGGGGATTGGCGATCTTTTCTACCTCTTTCATTAAAGAGTCGAATCCGCCGCGGGATTTTCTAAGATCAGATAGTGATGTAAATGCCATGATTTGCCTTTCGTATTAACGGTGTATAAAAAGTATGTTTTGTATTAACGTCGTTTGATTTTGAGTACTGTCGAATAATCATAATCTAACTCTCCATTGTCATCATCAATTTTTTTAGATGATGCAATATTATATATAAGATTCTTATGCTTGTCTATAGCACTTTTCTTCTTAATTGTCCGAAATTTTTTCTCTCGGTCCAAATCCATATTTCTTTTTTTAATGCTCATATTAAATTTTAAATAAACTCCTAAATTATTCATCCTTATCAGATACAGTAATAAAAGGCCATGTAGCAACCTTCTTTGTTAGATCTGATTGAGTATAAGCTAATTTCATAAGATAACGTTGTGTTTCCTTAAGTGACATTATCGTTTGTTCTAATAGATGTCTAGTTATATCTAGTTCTTTTTCTAGATTGTTAATCTTCTGAGCTGTCACGTTCAACTCTTCGTCTAAGTATTCCATTATACTTTTCCTTGTCAAATTGTAAAAATGGTTTGTACTTTCTTATCAATCTGGAAATATCCGGCCACATAATATCGGTGTTAAGATGAGTATCAAATTTATCTAAAAAAGGATTTATCTTTTCTAGAATAACAAGCGTTTCTAAGGTTATGGTTTTCCTTAAAAATGCTTTAATTATATATGGATGTTGATTTTTAGAAATCTCAAAAGCGTAATCAAAAGTTTTATTCTTAGATTCCAACTCTTCCATAATTGCTTCTAGATCGTTGCTGAAAATATAGGATAAACTCTGTACTCGCTTTTGCCATTCTGTATAGCGTTCGTTAGCTTCAGAATCAAATAAACCGCCCCAGCGATCTCCGGATGTAAAGTTAGCAACTAAGAAATTTGCTACTTGTTCGTCCGAATAAGTTTTAGAAACTTTTCTAATAGAGAATATATCTTTACGTTTAGCAAACGCTTGACGGCTTGCTCTTACTCTGCCTTTTTGTTTAATTACATCGTAGTTATCTGTCGTGAAATGTAATTTAAGAGCCAAGTACATTTTGTATACTGAATATTCGTCCATAATCACAGTGGTAATTTTCCCCTCTTTTTAAAGTAGTTACCTTCTTCTGCTTCTAATTGTACTCTATCCTTTAGAGATTGATTAATCAATTTAGATATAGATTCAACATCAATGTCAACTTCTCCGCAGTATTGTATAATTGCATCCATGTAGCCGATACTTTCTTTAGCTACTCGTTCCTCAATGTAAAGAGAAAATTCATTAGGGGATCTAAATTTTTTGGTTATTACTAAACTATCGGTTAAGATATACGGTTCTAATTCGTTATTCATGTTTTTCCTGGAATAAGACATCGTTCATAAATTGAGTAAAGACATCTTTATTCACGCCAAAGTTTACCATCATAGCAGGTGTATGAGGATTCATTTTTTGGTATTTACAATAATGATTATGTTGTTCTTTATAATCTTTATCTGCATACCTAACACCTATATTATAAATGTATAATTGCAGATTGTCAATAACTGTTTTTGTTAGTTGATCAAATTCTTCTTGTGTTTGAATATTACCAACTGCCAACATTTGTGGACTGAATATTTGTTTTGCCCAATCAGGCAATTCTCTAGGTTTAGACCAATTCAACCCTTCCATTCTATTTAGATATGTTTTGTACAAATAACAATCATCTACTTTTGAAAAATCATGAAATGCACCAGTAATTTTATTCTTACCACAAACAATATCGAAACCAAATATAGGTGACGGGTCATTGTAATGCGGGAATATACACATATGCATAACCCACATCTTTTTACTTTCAGTTGCGTCTACAATTTCAATATGAGCTCGTCTAAAATTTTTACTGGTCCAAACGTAATTTTCCCATCTAAAATTTTTATCTATATGATGATATTTGTCATCAATATCTTCTTTATCATATTGTTTAAAGCTATCAATTAGCTTATTGGCAAAATCATTTGCCTGTGGCCAAATTTCAATCATTATAATCTTTTAGCATATCTATATTATAGTCAAAAGCTACATTAGCTTCATCTGCAAGTGATATATCAAGCTTAGATCTAATGCCTTTAATAAGGTTAGGTACATCATTAAACTTATACATATGATTACTACCGGGCAATAACTTCGCTAACATTTGCCCGCCGAATAGGTCACCCATATGTCTGACATAAACATGAGCCATGAGCTTTTGTTTATCGTTCTTAATGCTATTAATATAATCTAAGTAATTGATAGTTGATTTGTTTAGATGTCCGCTAGGAGCATCTCCTAATAGTTCTACCCAATCCAACTCAATCATTCTTGATCTTTTTATATCTTCAATACCCTCAAACAAATTCAAATCATCTGCATAATTCTCTAAAGTTTGGTACACCAATAATAATTGATATAGATAGTCCGTATATTTTGCTTCATCTACATTGCCGGCAAAAATTGTTTTTAGAAAAGGTTGAGACTCTGCTTCTCTATGTTTATCTGCAGTTAGTTCTTTTAATGTGCTCATAAATTGACGCTCCTTGCATTTGCGGATAGACCTAAGTGTGGTCTTTTGTCAAATTTATAATCTCTATATTTACCTTTTTTGTCTACATAATGTAGGAATGCTTGTGTTTGTCGCTGACCTTTGTAAGCATCTCTCCAATGATTCAATGTATCGCCTTTATATACAATTAAATCGCCGGGATATAATTCAACTGCTTTATGCTCACCTTGCAAATTCTCAAACCAAATTTCCCATGGCTTTTCATCTATCGTAATATTAATTGTTGCTGAAAATTCACAGCTTGGTCTATCTTTATGTATTGCCATTGTTGCTTCGTTATAATAAATCCTCGCATATGTATATGTCGGATACAAAGATTTGCCTGTAATCTTTTCTATCAACGGTTGCATCTGCAAAGCTAAGGATTCAAAGCATAGTGCCCCGTAATAAGCAAAACTATTTGTGACTTGACTATCACCAAACATAAATTATTTTTATTCTCTTTGTCCACCCTGTAAATAGGTTAGCTGCTTTAATAATTCAAATTCTGTATCTAAATGCTGACACAAATCTTTAGATAACGCTCCTCGAACAACCTCATATAAATCGTCTTTAAACATTTTATATACCTTTCTGCCTTTTATATTCTAATCTAAGTGTTTTAAATTCTTCAATCCAGTCATTTCGTTTCTCATTAAAGACCAATGGCTTCTCATCATCTACTGCCATTAGAATAACCAATCTTGGTACAGGAATTCCTGTAAGTTCCTCAAATGCAACAGCATATGCAGAACATTGAATAAAATAATCGTGAATATCATCTCTGTGCTTTATTCTTTTAGATGATTTAAAATCTATTACTGATAACTTACCCTTATACCTAGCAATACAGTCTACAGTTCCTGCAACTTGTAAATGGTCAGAATATAAAGGTTGTTCTAAAGCATATATATCATCTATGTCATCTAAAAGAGGCCTTAACGAATTCCACATTTCATTATCAAACATTTCTGCAGAAACTTCCTCGTTAAGAAGATATTTTTCGCAAAGTGTATGAATTCGTGTGCCTCGTTTAGCAGCTTTACTTGATATTTTATTTGCTTCTTCGTCACCTACTCTTTTGCGCCACTCGTTGATTATATCTTTTTTAAGTAATCCTGTGACAGTAGTGACCGATGGATATTTCTTACCCGAAGGAGTGGCATATACTCTGGAGCCATCGCTATTGGTTACACGTTGGAGTTTAGGTAGCTCCAACGGTATGTGATTAAACATTATATAAATTTAGTTAAGTTTGGAGGCGCCCAACCTTCAGGTTTTAAAATTTTGCCATCCTCGCGGCGAATGACTTTGCCCGTTTTATAATCAATTTTACTTAGATTACTATTAGCAACTTCTTCCCAAGCTCCTTTAATATCGTAACCTTTCATATGGCAATATCCGAGTATAACCCAGATCATATCCATACAAGCATCAAGTTGTTCGACTTCATCGCGCATAACTACTGCATGCTGAAATTCATCATATTCTTCAGCGATTAATCCTCGATACAAATGAACATTTTCCTGAGAAGGCTTTTGTTCACATGCATCGAGAAACATTTTCACATCTAGTTGCATTGTCATAATATAATTTTCCTTTTAGTCTGCGAGAACTTCTTTATTATGTTCCCAGTGCTTTTTACGATCTTCTAAACCTATTGTACCACCGTTGATTCTTTTTGTCAATAGAACAATGTCATTCTTATCAGCAATGGCATTCAATTTATTTTTACTCCAAAACCAACATGCGGATTCAATAGCACCATCCAAAGTTTCGCAATATTCTATTGCATCTTCTAAAGAAAGGCCAATAGAATTTGCAAATGCTTGATAATTTAGTTTACCTGTCAATTGAATTGCGCCACGGCCTCTATGCGCATAGCCGTCTCCGGATGACTCTGGTCCATTGCCCATTCT